TTGGGTGATAAAGGCATTATCTGAAATCGGTAATGGTAAATGGTTTACGGTGTTAGAGCGTGTATCGCTGGATAGTTTGACAAAAGAACGTCAGATTATACGACAAGCAAGATCAAGTGTGGATGATAAAAGAAAACTTCCACCGATGTTATTTGCTGGAGTTTTAGTTGAAGGTTCTATAACTGGATACGACTCGAATACGCTTACAGGTGGAATGGCTGCCAGATACTTAGGCATTGGTCCATCAACACAATATAAGCAAGATATTGTAACAGTGAGTATGCGTTTAGTAAGTACACAAACAGGAGAAATTTTGTTAAATGTTAGTGTCACTAAAACCATTGTGAGCACAGGTGACCATACTACACTATTTCGGTTTATAGATATGGGAACGAAAGCATTAGAGGTAGAAATAGGAACTACTGAAAATGAACCAGTAAATTATGCTGTAAGAACTGCCATAGAACAGAGCGTTTTAGAAATGGTGAAAGAAGGGGAGCGCAAGAAACTTTGGCAATATAAAACACAAAAAGGAGAAGGCACATGAACAAGGCGATAATTGCTTTGTTATTGGGTATCTTTATGACTGGTGATGCTTATGCTGCAGGAGTCTATATTGATCAAGCAGGTTCAAGTTCAACCATTGACATCACACAAACAGGATCTGGTAACGAGGTCACTGGTGATGACGATACTACCACAAAAGCTGCAATAGATGGCAGCAATATTGATCTCGACATAAATCAAATCGGCAATTACAACGAAGCAGAGGTAAATCTTAGCACTGCTGGAACCACCACATTAGATGCCGATTTTACTGGAGACAGTAATCAATTTGACGTTATGGTTAATGGCGGAACAGGTGGCACACATACACTAGACGTAACTGGTGATGGAAACGATATTACAATTTGTGGAACGAACGCAGGCGGAACAATGTCTACCTCTGGATCTCTCGCAACTGGAACCTCTTGTAGCACAGGGATATCTGCTAATGATGTAACAAATACATTAACAACGTATGGCGATTATAACATCGTTAATATCGAGCAAGGCAGTGGTACTGCAAACAGCACAAATACAATTAACATAGGAACTTCTTTGTCAGACAGTAACAATAATTTGGTAAACGTACATCAAGATAATACTGAAACCAACACAGTAACTATGGATATTGAAGGTGCAAGCAATACAGTTAATATTACTCAAGACTAATTTACTGATACTGCTAGGGTTGGTATTTTGCACACCGACTCTAGCAGCAATTGGTAATATTATCGATCAAGATGGACCAGACGCTGAGTTGAAACGTCAGGAAGAAAACCTTGTTGCTAAAAAAGGAACAAGTCTTGAAATGAGCGATGTCTTGACTACCACAAAAACCAAACTCAATCTGAAGTTTGCTGATGACACTTACGTCGCAATGACGGAGCAAAGTAAACTAATCATTGACGATTTTGTTTACGATCCTGATGCAAAGAAAGGTAGTCTCTCAATGGAAGTTGCCGCAGGAACGGTGCGTTATGCTTCTGGTAAGATAGCAAAAAATAATCGCAGAAATGTAAGACTCAAAACACCAACTGCTACAATATCTGTTCGAGGAACTGACTTCAGTATGACGGTTGACGAGATTGGTAGAAGTATGGTTGTTTTATTGCCCTCTTGCGACGACTTCGGTTTGATAGAAAATAAAGACGATGAGAACAACTGCCCTGTTGGTGAGATTATGGTATCCACCGATGCAGGTCACGTGATAATGAATCAGGCATATCAGGCAACAGTAGTTGCATCTGCTTATCAAACACCAACCAAACCAAGAGTATTAGAAGATAAACCATTACTCAACAATCTACTTATCATTGCACCACCTGAAGAATTTCCTAAAGGGTTTAATTCTGATGATGAAGAAGAATATGTTCAAGTTACATTCTTAGATCAAGACCTGTTAGAGTTCGACGAATTAGTACAAGATTTATTAAGCGGTGGTGTAGATGATCTAAATGACACCAGTGAGTTAGATCGAAATTATTTGGACGGAGACTTTTTGGTTAATTTACTTGACCTAGCAACTGATCCTGGTCTTGGTGATGCACTACAAGAGTTTGATGGTGTGCTGCCTACAATCGGCGAGCATCCATGGGTCAATTATTACTACAACGAAGAAGTGGTCAATCTATACTCAGAGCAACCACCTCATGTTGCTGAGATACAAACTGAACGAGATACCAATGCAACAACAATCATAAATCAAAATGATGTTAGAGCGTACATTATTCAGAATGGAGGGGATGATGTTCAAATTAATATCATTCAGTCTAATTAGTCTATTCTTTTGTTCTGTCGCTCAAGCAGAAACAGCGTTCATCTATTACAGCACAGGTAGCACAAACACTAGCTCTCAATACACGAATCTAAAGAGCGAACTTGAAGGATTAGGATTTACTGTAACAGGCAGTACAAGTGGTACAGTTAGTTCAACTGATATATCAGGTAAAGATTTAGTCATTGATATTGCTGGTTCTTCAAACTGCGGCAGTACTTGCAAAACAAACTACAACAACTATGTATCTGGTGGTGGCAAATTGCTTGTAGTGGGATCTAACGGAGCAACCAATAGAAATGCTAGTATAGAATCATTGATTGAAAGTAAAATGAGTGTAGGCAGTTTTACTCAAGGTGGAGGTTGCAGCACTTGCTATGCTAGTACAGCAGTAGGAGATTATGCAAGTAGCACTTCAAGTGAAAATACACTTCCTGGATCAGACAAATATATGTACAACATGTCAGGTGGTACACCAATGGCAACTAATGGTTCATCAAGTACAATTTCAATATGGTACAAATGGGATTATGGATCTAACGGTGGAAGTGTAGCAGTTACTTTTGGTTATGGTCAATTTTTATCAACTCATACATATGCTAATAATATGGATGCATTTTTAGCAAGGGTGCTCGAAGAAGAAGGATTGTATACATCATCTAGTAGTTCATCACCAACACCATCATATTCTTCTGGACCAACTTCTGCACAACAAACTAGAATAAACTCTGCTATATCTAATGTTACGACTAGTGGCGATGGACCGAAGATAGACGTTGATATTACAGGAATGGATAATACTATTTACATTGATCAGGCAGGGGAACCGAGTTATTTACTATTAGATGTAATAGGTAATACAAATATGATTGATATCGATCAAGACGCAACTGGTGCTTCAAATTTCGGGCATTATTCAGAGGTGCTTATAGATGGTGATAGAAACGATTTAGATTTACTACAATCAGGCACTGGTAACAAAGCTGCATTTGTAGATATCGGTGGGGATGATAATGTGATTGATATAATACAGAGAGATGGTGGTAGTCATTATCTACAACTTGATTTAATAGGTGATGATCATAATGCAAACGTATTACAAGAGGGATCTGGTAATCATGCCGCAACAGTAGAACTAACAAACAGTGGTGGCGGTTGGGACTTTGATTTAATACAAAGTGGAACGAACAATAAAACATATAGTCTACCGCATAGTATGAGTGATGGAACCACTACTAGCGGAACTTGCTCTAACGTAGCAGGGTGCAGTTTAAGCGTCACGCAAGGCGACTAAATATATTTGCGAAAGCGAATTTTATTATAAGGATATTATTATGTTTAAAATGTTATGTGTAGCACTCGCAGCACTGTTAAGTTTTCCTGTTTACTCTCACGAAATGTTACTTGACCCAGCACTACAAGTGCGGGAAGGACTTGACGAACTAAAGTTTGATCATTCTGATATCAAACCAATCCGTGGAACCGATTTAAAAGAAGCATACTGGGGCATCTACGGGCACTATCCCTCAAAAGTAAAGTTATACAAACGACGAATGATGTTTACCGTCGACTGTAATCCCCTTTCGAAAGAGGATGATTTTTTAGAAGATGGGCCACAACCACCAAAGGTTGCGCTCGCTACTATTGCATTAGGAACTATCGATAATTTTATGATAAAGATTATTCAAATACCACCTGGAGCAGAAGAATGGATTCAGTGGGATGAAGTGTCTTTCATAAGTCAAGAACATATAACTAAAATTTGTATAAGAGGATAATATTATGAAATATCTAGCATGTTTATTATTGTTGTTTTCGTTTGCAGCACAAGCAGACGATTCACCTTATTGTTTGACCAAAGGACACTTGGCAAGGGACATGGCATCACAAATTCTTCAGGGATTAGATCCAAGTAAGATTAACTTTGCGTTTCCTAATGTAAGAAGTCCAGAAGAAGCAAAAAGAGCAAAAGAGTTTGCAGATCAACTTATGGCAGAAGTGTTAGAGATGATTAAAACTGAAGATGATACAAGAGTAATATATGAAACCGTGAAAGCAAAATGTAATGAATCAATTAGTGACGCTATCTAACGATAAAGAAATACAATTCATACTTGGTCCATGTCAAATAGAAAGTTATAATCATGCTTTGTTTTTGACATCGGAAATTAAAAAGATATGTGATAAATTAAATGTGAAGTTTATCTTTAAAGCAAGTTTTGATAAAGCAAACAGAACTAGCATTAATGGTAAACGTGGTCTTGGAATGGAAGAGGGATTAACTGCTTTATATGCGTGCAAGCATGCTCATGGTGTCCCTATTCTAACTGATATACACGAACCATCGCAAGCAGAAAGAGTAGCAGAAGTTGTAGATGTAATACAAATCCCTGCTCTCTTATCACGGCAAACTGATCTACTCATTGCTGCAGGTAAAACTGGCAAGATTGTAAACGTAAAGAAGGGGCAGTTTATGTCACCCTTTGATATGAAGCACGTTGTCGATAAAATCAAATCTACAGGCAATGATAACATTTGGTTGACAGAGCGTGGAACGTTCTTTGGTTATAACAATCTAGTCAACGACATGCGTGGTTTAGTTCAGATGCGCGAAAGTAATTGCCCTATAATCTTTGATGCAACACATAGCGTACAGTCACCGAGTGGTCAAGGTGATAGTAGTGGTGGGGATAGAACTATGGTTCCTCACTTAGCACGTGCAGCAACTGCGGTAGGAATAGCAGGGTTGTTTATGGAAGTACACGACGATCCTGATAATGCAGCAAGTGATGGACCAAACTCAGTAAGATTAGATAATTTAGAAGGTATACTAGAATCAATAATAAAAATTGACAAGGCAGTCAAATGAAAAAACTATTATCACCATATTGGGCACTGATAACTCTTGCGTTGCTCACGTTTGTATTTCTACAAAAACCAAACTTCACGGAAAGTATAAAACTCAACTACTTTGATTCGTTGATTACTTCTCGTGATGCAGTAGAAAATAATATCTACACAGCAAACATTGACGAACTAGCATTAGAAAAATATGGACAGTATCCATTTCCGCGTGATGTCTATGCTCAGATAATTGAAGATCTGTATAACAGTGGTGCTGGTTTAGTTATATGGAATATTATGATGCCTGAGGCAGATCGCTTTGGTGGTGATGAACAGTTATCTACAACCATGATGGATTATCCTGTTATCTTAGCAAGTAGACCGAGTGATAAAACTAAGAACGAACCAGTAAATCCAGGTGCAGTTATTATCAACGATAATTATCTTGATACATTATTGCCTTATGCTGGAATTATTGCTAATGTTCCTTTGTTAGAAAACTCTGCTGTTGGTGCTGGTATCGTATCTACTGAACCAGAAATAGACGGTGTAAATCGTAGACTACCTACAGTTGCCGTAGTCGACGGTGTATTGTATCCCAGTCTAGCATTAGAAACTTTGCGTATAATCGCAGGCGATCCTAGTTTTCAAATAAAATTATCTCCGCTTGGTATTGATAAGATGCGTGTTCCTCAGTTTGGACCAATCACCACAGATGCTGAAGGTAGAGTTTGGATAGATTGGGCACAACGAAGTAAGTCATTCTCCGTAGCAGATATGCCTGAGGATATCGGTGGCGCAGTGGTCATTGTCGATGTAACTGCTGCAGGTATCGCTAATCCAGTTCCTACTCCTATGGGAGCGATGTTCCCTGCTGAGATACAAGCATCTATGTTAGGGACTATGTTCAATCAAACCAATATAGAGCGTCCTTATTGGGCAGAGAATATAGAGGTTCTAGGACTGTTTCTCGCGTCTCTCCTGATCATTATCGTGTCAAGGTGGATATGGGTAGGTTTAGGACTAACGGTGCTCTTAGGCGCGTCTCTCGTCCCTCTGAGCATGTATTATTTCAATAAAAACCTCTTTTTACTGGATGCAACCGCTCCAACCATCACTATAATACTTGTTGCACTGCACACCTATGGTATCAAGTTCGTCAGAGAATATCTAGAGAAACAAGCAATAAAGAAGCAATTTGCTGGATATTGCTCACCAGAGGTGGTGAAACTATTGCAAGAGAATCCATCATTAGTTCAAGACGGTATCAAGAAAGACATTACTATTTGTTTCAGTGATCTGCGAGGTTTCACAAATCTAGGCGAAAAGTATGGCGATGATGTAAAGGGTTTGACTGAAGTGATGAATGGTTATATGGATGCAATTACGCAACCAGTGCTTGATGCAAACGGTATGGTAATTAAATATATTGGTGATGCGTCAATGCATATACATAATGCACCAATGGATGACCCCAATCACGCACATAACGCAGTTCAAACAGGACTAAATATGCTTTCTGCAGTAGATAAATACAATGAGTTTTTGAAAACCAAAGGAATACCTGAAGTTGGCATGGGTGCTGGCATAAATTCAGGATTCGGATTTATTGGCGAGATGGGTTCAACTTCTCGTCATGCTTATGATGTATTAGGTGATGCTGTAAGTACAACTGCAAGACTTGAGAGTCAGTGTAAAAATTATGGTGTGTTGTTGATTGTTGGTCCAGAAACATATACTAGAACTAAAGAAGATTTCTTTTATTTAAAACTTGATGATTTAGCAGTAAAAGGTAAGTCATACGGATTAGATATATATACAGTACTGCGAGGAAAAGAAGGAGATACGTTTTCTTGGTCCAATCACTATATGGTAGATTGGTCTGCTGATAAAGAACTGCACCATCATATGCATAAACTTTATCAAGACAAAAATTTTCAAATGGCAATTGGTGTATGCAATAAGTTAAAGGGTTCATTTGATGGACAAATGGATTCTTATTATGATATGTGGATTGAACGATGTAAGTTTATGAAGACGCAAAAACTTCCAAAAGATTGGAATGGCGTGTTCGTTGCCACAACAAAGTAGATAAGCTTTGGTATTTGTGCTTGTACCAAAAAACAAATACTATTTTTCAATAACATAAGGAGACTTAAAATGTCTTTAGATTGGAACTTAGCAGTGCATGTTGCTGTCGTTACTGTAGTTGTTAACTTAGTAGGTAATGCAACAGGTTGGTGGTAAACCACAAACCACGTTAAATATATGAATCAAAGGTTTTGGTGGGTTCCTTAAAAACCCACCATTTTCGTTAAACAGGAGAAGAGATTATGGATTTTATAATAGAACAGTTGACCACGTGGTGGCAATTTACTGTTGTAGGTATCTTAATTATAATTGGTTGGATTGCTAATATGTTTGGCGTCGATCAAAAAGAACAAACACTCATTGGGTTCTCATACAAAGATATGCCCTCAATGAAACCAATAAAGATAGCAACTTCTGGTAAAGGTTTTTGGGGTGCTATTTGGTTGTGGTTGACAGGATCAAGAAAGTGGGAAATAGATAAAGACTTCCACTATACAATCAATGGCGAAAACTACATCATACCAAAAGGATTCGAGTTTGATGGTGCTAGTGTTCCTAAGTTTCTAGCATCATGGTTATCTCCTACTGGCGTTCTGCTAATGGGTGGTTTGATACACGACTACGCATACAAGTATGAGACGCTTCTCAAGAAAAACAAAAAAGACACCATGGGTAAACTTACTCAAAAGGGTGCAGATATCATATTCCGTGATATCAATATCGAACAAAATGGATTCCATTTATTAAACTATCTTGCATACTGGGCATTACGCATCGGTGGATTTATGGCATGGAATGGTCATCGAAAGCGTAATAGTCAAATTAAGGATTAATGAATGATTGTTTGTAATGATTTTTGTGATACTGCCCCTCGTATTGATATAAGTGACAATGTACTTAATAATAATTTAGATTTTGATAAGATAAGAAAAGAATATGAAGAAAACAAGATAGTAATAATTGACGACATATTAGATTATAATGTTGCTAAAAATCTTCAAGAATATATGTTGAATCTTAATGAAGACGATTTTGATGATTATTACAATGGATACTTTGCATTAAATTTACCTTATGTTGAATTAACTTATCCAATATCATTACAATTGCAACAAAAATTAAAGTTTGAGAAATATAATAGATCATGGTCGTTTATATATGATAACATATCGAATGGGGTTCATCTACATGCAGATCCTTCAAGCACAAATGTAAATATATGGGTGACACCAAATGAATCAATGGTATTAGATTCTAACCTTAATGGATTAATAGTTTATCCTGTTGCTGCACCAAAAGATTGGACACATGATCAATACAATAAAAACGTAAAAAAATCCAAAGAACGATGTAAAAATGTAAATCCGATTATTTCAAAATATAAATTTAATAGAGCAACAATATTTGACTCTATGTTTTTTCATGAGTCACAACCAGTAAGATCAAAAGAGGGTCATCATAATAAAAGAATTAGTTACACTTGGCTTTTTGGAGAGGAGAGGGATTAATAATGTCAGTAGAAGATAATGACGGAAGTTTAGAAGTATCGCTTAGAGTTCTTGGCAACGAGTTACTTGGATTCAAGATGAAGGTTGATGACTTCAAAATGAAATGGATGATACTAGGAGTTGCAGCAATCGCAGCAGTCGGTGCAGTTGCTATGACAGTTGGACCACATCTAATGCAGATGGCAGGGGGAAATTAAACATGTATGAATATAAATGTAAAATAAGAAGAGTGGTTGACGGTGATACAGTTGACGTAGATATTGATCTAGGATTTGGTATTGTATTAGCTAACGAGCGTGTAAGAGTTATGGGTATCGATACACCTGAGTCGCGCACTCGTGATAAAGTAGAAAAGAAGTTTGGTCTTGCTGCAAAAGAAAAACTCAAAAGTTTATTAGGTAAAACCTCTATATTGAAAACACAAATCAATAAGAATGGCGAAGATATGAAAGGCAAGTTCGGAAGAATACTTGGTGACTTTGCTGTTGAATATAAAGGACAAGAAGAATGTCTTGTTACTGATATTATGATTGATGAAGGGTTTTGCGTTCCTTACTTCGGTGGTTCGAAAGAAGAGTTAGAGGAAATGCATATGGAAAACAGAAAAAGACTTATCAAAGACGGTATTGTCGTTCTATAAAAAAAGGAGACCCGAAGGTCTCCTCAAAGGGTAGGATAGAAGAGGTCATCACTCCTCTGCTAGTTTTTCAAAGAAAGAAAGACTTTCGTCATCCTCATCCCCGAAAGATACTTCATCACTTACTTTAGGTGCTGGCGCACTTTTTGGTGCAGGTGCAGCAGCAACTGGTGCAGGTTCATAATCTTCTGCTGTAGAGGCAGGAGCATTCAAACCTAATACACGATCAAGTTTTGCTTTGAGTTCTACATAAGACTTGAAGTTTTTTGGATCTAAGAACTCTTGTAGAGAATGCTGTTGATTATACACTTTCTCTAACTCGTCATCATCACCTGCCAATAGTGGCGAAGTAGAATCAAACTCAGACTTATCATAGTTCCGATATCCCTCAACCTTACGAATCTTCAATTTAAAGTCAGCACCTTCCCAGAAGTCAAATGGGTTTACTGGTGTTTCATCTTCAAACTCAGGATTCATTGATTCGTTGAGTTTATCCCAAATCTTTTTACCAAAGGAGTATAAGAAAACTTTACCTTCATTGGCAGGATTAGCAGGATCTTTCACAACATAGATGTTAGCATGATACTTCAATCGACGTTTTTGTTTCCTTGCTTGCTCTTTACCCGCTTCAGTTCCGTTGTTCCATAATGTAGAATTAAACTCACCAACTGGATCTTTTTGTCCGATACTTGTAAGAGAGTTTTCAATATACCATCCACCTGGACCTTGGAACCCATGATCAAAGATACGCACCCATGGCACGTCCTCATTAGCAGGAGCAGGTAGAAAACGAATCACAGCAAAACCATTACCTGACTTATCAACCTCTGGTTTCCAGAAGCGATCGTCACCACTGCGCGACTGTTGTTGTGCGCCAGCAGATAGTTTGTTAGATTCAGAGACTAGATGTGACAAAGAACTGCCACGGGACTTCTTTAGACTTGCAAAAGACATATGTTTACCTCGTATTTGCGTTGTATGTTAATCGTATCCACAATATCATAATATAAGCATCTATTATACTACATTTAGGCAAAGGAGTCAAGCACTATTTTACGATACTTGCCTTTGTCTATTTGTATCGCCTGATGAAAAAACGGACGATACTTATTCATTAGAAACAACAAATCATTCATCATTCTATCATCATACTTTAACCATAATTTAGAATATCCAACCAAATCATCAAGAATGATAAGTGTTTCCAACGAAACCTTTTTACGAAGATACAAACGATATAACAATGGATGTCTACCGTCTTGCATCTTCAAACACGAATCAAGAGATACATCTTGATCCACAATACCTATTATATCCTCTTTAAAGGTATAAGTCAAGGAATCTATTTTCTTTTTCCACTTCTTCATCTGTATCAGATTCTCACCTGACATTAGATTCCCAATCCAGTGCTCAGTTCCAGAAGTGTAGTTCGCTAAAAGGAACTGAACAAATTCTTCTTTCTTAAACTTGCGCGATGCCTTCTCAAAAAAGTATCGATCCTTTCTACTGAGAAAGGCAGTTTCACTTGCTCGCACTTTGCCATTATATTTAAAGTAATCATAAGTCTTGCGAGTGAAGTGTTGATTCAACGCAAGATATATTCTGTATGTATCAAACGCAGTCATCAGTATCATATAGGAAGTTTTGCACCTTCCCTTTTGATCATTCTCAACTCTTGACACTCAACTGTCATCTTTTGTTTGATCAGTGGTGATATGAGTTTTGCTGCAGTTTCAACTTCCATTTGATTCTTTTCGCACCAATGTAGTACTGCGTCGAGATACGTTAGTTTATGATCTCTTACTAGTTCTTCTACGATAATAGAGAACTTTTCTTTCGTCATTACATCGATCATTCGGAATCCCTTATTGGTTTAGAATAGACTCTATTATAAAGGATTTACACCAAAAAGTAAAGTTTTTTATGCAGCGAAACTTTGTCCGCAACCACAGGTTGCTGTTGCGTTTGGATTCTTTATGGTAAACTGTGCATTGAGACCATCATCCTGATAATCTACTGTGCATCCTTGAAGATATTGCATACTTATAGAGTCTACTAGAAGATTATCGACTTCGAAGTCATCCTCCTCTGCCTTCTCCTCAAACGTGAATCCATAGTTATAACCAGAACAACCGCCACCTGTAATGAATAACCTAATTTTCATTGTGGTCAGAGATTGCTCTAGCGCAATGTCAGAGATTTTCTTTTTTGCTGCTTCAGTAAGTTCTATCATGGCATCACCATATCTTGTCTTACACCAGTATTATTTGTTCTTCTCGGAGAAACTTGTTGAGTATACGAATTACTACTTGACGCACTGGTAGAATTATCAGTAACTGTTGTGCTGTTATCGACCACAGTTACTCCATTTCCAGATTGTGCCTGTGATGCAGATATAGAATTTACCGCACTACCACCAGCCGATGCTGATCCTGTTCCAGATGGACCGAAATTTCCGCCAGTTTGAGATCCAACACCTATGTTATAATATTCACTAGACTTACTTCCATAAGCATCTTGTTTGACATTACCAGCTTTTAGTTGTGCTGCACCACCTGCTCCAACTAAGTGTGCTGCAGCGAGAAATCCTGCAACTTCTTCTGGACTAGACTGATTATCAATAACCTTTTTGCTCTTCAAATATCCTATTTGTTTATTGGTATATTTTCTCATAGCATCTTCTTGCATAGCAGGATTTCTTAGAAACTCTTCCTTGCTACCCTTCAACCAATTTTTAGGATCATTTAATGCTTTATTGCTATTAACACCTGACTTAACATATCCTGCGTCTTGTAGTGCCATAGCACCCATTTGGTACATACCCAAATATCCTATGGTATTTTCAGCACCATAATTGCCACTACTTTCTCGTACACCTATTGCAGTTTTATATGAAGCGTAATCAAATCCACCAGAACTAGAAGAAGATGTAACTTGACCGCCAGTAACTTTTGGTTGTGGTTTATTCAACATTTCTTGAGTTAGTGTACCTGCTGCCAAAGCAGCTACTGCTGCATCACCACCTAATCCTTGTACTTGTTTTACGAACTGACCCTGAGCGACACCATCGCCAGTCTTTTTTGCTGCATTAAATCCTTTTTGTAGTGTAGTTGCAGTATCATCAATTGCACCTGGATCACCACCAATACCAGTTGACATATTGAGTGCTTTTTGCACTAACAATTTATCCGAATCTCGTAAATCGTCATGAGCTAAAATTCCTCTAAGTTCAGCTTGGGACAATTCACCAAGACGTGATGCATCAATCTCACTCGCTCCAATATAATCGTGGTCATATATACCTTTATCGATAGCGGATTTTAAAGCAAGTTTTTCGTTTAATTGTTTTTCAAATTCTTTTGCTTGCGCATCAAATCTATCATCCGCTTCATTAAAACTATTTTCTGCAGCCTTAAGTGATCGAAGTAATGATTCACCTGCAGTACCACCAGAATCTTCAATTGCTTTAACTTGTCTAGCAATTTCGTTATATTCATCTGCAGCAGATTGTCTTTGCTCAAATAGTTTTTGAATAGTAGCCTGTTCAATAGTCGCTGAATCTAAAAATTGTTTTTCACGCATCAACTTATCATGTTCTAGTTTATATTCTCTCTCACTCATATTACCTTTGTCAGCTTCTAACGCTGCAAGATTTGCTGCTAATCCTTCTTTTCTTGCTATTAAATTTTCACTAGATTGAATAAACTCTTTATCAAAATTAGGATCAAAGTAATCACCAACCCATCCCCCAACCATATTACCTAATGATGCACCGAGTACTGCACCCATTGGTCCACCGATCAGACCTATCGCCCCACCAATAGCACCACCGATAACTCCACCAATATCTTCACCTTGTAGTTCAGTTTCAATTTTATTATCTAGTCCAGCAGAGAAAAGATCATATCCATCTTTAATGTTGACTGCAAGTGATTCTGCAATTGCTAACGGTGGGAAAATTCTAGCAAATATTTTTGATGCTTTGCTAGCATCTAATGCTGTATCTGCAACCTTTCCAGCTTTAACTGCATCATCTGCTAATGATCCAGTTACTTTTCCTGTTTTACCACTTCTAATTTTTTCATCACGAATTTTTGTTTCTGCATCTGCTTGAACTTTAAGTCTATTTCGAGTTTCTTTTGAGGATTTGTTATTTGCCCGTCTTTCCTTTATTTCTTCCTTTAATGCTTTGTTTGATTCTACTTGTGCCTTACTAAGATTTTTAGTTTTTTTAGTAAGATCATCTATAGCACCTGTTGCTTTAGGTGTGCTTTTGAAAAATTTACTTATTTGCTTGAGACCAAATGCACCTGCTACAGCACCAGCAACAGTTTTAGCGATAAAAGATCCAACACCACTACCACCATCGGATTGACCATTACCGCCAGTGGTAGCACCGACACTAGCACCTGCTAACTTTTGTCTCCGAAGTTGTCGCATTCTTTCTCGACGTGCTTCATCTTCTGATTGGTAGAATTCTCTATGAAGTTCGTAAGTTTCATCTAACCAATTTTCAACTCTACCTAATATTTGAGTTTGATTATCTAGTTTATCGCCAATATTATTGAACCCACTCTTTATCTTTGACGAAAGTTGAGTTTGATTTTTTAGAGACTTTTCTTGGTATTCTTTAGTCTTTGAATTAAAAAATGGTAGTGCCATAGTTGACTCTTATCTTTTTTGGTTATTGAGTTCTTCTATATCTTGTAAATGCTGTTTCAATAAAGTTACATACACGTCTCGTTCAAATGGTATCATATTTTCTAGTTCTGTCAATGAATACTTATGATGATGAACCAAAGCAAAATTCATCTGATACATGTTTATCAAACTTTCATGCATCAGACCAACATAAAAAAATCTTTGAGACCCTCCACCAACGCATAATCTTTTTCCCCACACTCTGCACAGTCCCATTCAATCAAATGACTTAACGATGGACCATCAGTAAAAAATGCTAATATTTTTTCAAACTGATCTTTATTTAAATGATCCAACCATTCATCTAATTCTTCTGTAGTAAACTCATCATAAACATTATCATTATCGTAAATATATTCAACATTATCTTTCACCATAGCAAATAGATTTGAAGCAGTTCTTTCCATCATTTTTTCATCACTGTAAGTCGGATATGTTAGTTTAATTCCGATGCTATTATCTAATTCAATTTTGCCATCACTCACGCTACCAGTAATCGATAAATCTTCAATGTCAAATACATATTTTGTTCTTGCTTTGCATTCACTATCACCATTGTGACTGAGAGTCATTTCTATTTGCTCGCCTACCGACTTCGATCGTATTTGCATAAACAACCATTCAACATCAAATGTTGATAGTTTGTCTATATCAATACCTTTAGTTAATATACAATTTTTTAATAAATCTTTAACTGCACCAATAATCGTTTCTTTTTCTCCATCTTCTAATGCAATTAAAAGTATCTTTTCTTCCTTTACCAAAAATGGTCTAAATTTTATATTTTTGTTCGTAGATGGTAATTTGGTCTTAAACTCAGGTACAGATAATGTAGGTAACATTCTCAATCTCCATAATTAAATTGTTTGTTTATTGTCCAGATGCTAATCCTGTAAACACTCTATTTGATGGAGCAGGCGTTACAGCTTCTCTTTGCTCTAATCCAATTAATATAGGTTTATTTGTATTGTTTGGTTGAATCACGGTCTCTTTGCTTTCTTCAACCTCTTCCTTATGTGTTGTTATATTATAATAACGATGCGCAAACTGCAACGAAAGTTTAGCAAGACTATCATCACCCCAACCCATTTGCACTCCATTCATAATAATAGGATATGAATCGACAAGTTCTATTGTGGTTCTTAATTTTCCTGTCACATCAAACTGCCTTATATAGACATTTGATTTGTAATTATCAAAATACTTTACATTAAACGATCCACCAATTCCTTGTGGGGTTGTATCTATCATACTTTGCATCCATCTTTCAAAAAATATTTTTTCACTCATACTCTCACTTAATAGAAATGTAATCGTTACATCTGAATGCACTGCGGCATAAGGAACTTTATTAACTGGTCCATTCATAGAGAATCTTTGATCTATTGTCATTGCTGTTCGACCAGGAATTTCAACACTATCCGCTCTATATGTTAGATTTCTTATTTCCTCTGGATCTAAATTAAGTGCAGATGGTGGACTAATCAAAACTTCAAAGTGTGAAGTCTTAGCAACTCCATCTTTAAGTCCTTCACTAATCATCTTTCTTATGTTAAATGCCATTATAGTGCCCTTCTTGAGTCTCTATAAACTCTTTGTGTGCTTGCCTTTTCAAATCTCTGCGTCGGTAACATTAACGCTATATCCCATTCGGTTGCTGGCACGTTATAGAATCTAGATCTAACATTTGAAGCAAGGTAGTGTTTGAATGTTGGTTTGAACAATCTATACTTTGATGCACCTTGTAATGTTTCATATGATAGTCTAAGTCTTGTTGTTTTGTCGTATTTTTTATTTGATACAATACCATAAAGATTATCCATCAACTTTGCTCTCAACACTGGCGGCAAATAATGTAAGTTTATACCATAGAAACCACCTGATGCTGGACCAACCATAAAAATCAAAGGAAACTTGTCATAGTATGGTAATGTTTTCTTGCCTTTGGGGTCATAGAAAAAATGATACATTTTACCCACCGCTGGCGATGATCTCATATCTTTATCGTCAGCGTTCGACAATATCTTATCAGGATTTGCGCCTGCCGTTCGTTTAGCGGCTCTTCTAAACCAATCGCGTGCCTCTTGACTTCGAGCAGGTGTTTGACCAGCGCGAAGTCCTTTTGTTAATATGTCGTCGAATAAGGTTGCCATGATACTATTTAGCCTTCTTGCCGAATAATTGATCTTCAGTTAACACCTGAAATTTCCAGTTTCTATCCTTACAATAACGAACTGCTGCTTCCCACTTTGCTTGATTGACACCCCAAGTAGTTACCTCGTTAATGTATTTCTTTGTAACACGACTCTTTTTTTCTGGAGGACGAGACTGTGCAGCAGGTTTTACTTCAAATACAACTATCTCACCTTTGCTAGTCTTAACAATGAAGTCTGGAAAGTATCGATGAACCTTGCCGTCTATTGGTGATCGATAGGGTATAGCAAACTCTTCACTGCCCCACCATATTATATCTGGATTTTTATCAAAATAAGAACACACATTTAGTTCCCAAGAACTTCGATATATAATATTGGTTGGATCGCCTTTATACTTTTCGGGGAACTTAGGTTTAAATCTTCCTTGATGATACTTCATATAATCTGTATAAATAGTTGACACAAAAATCTATTTATTACAAAGGTGCATAAATGTCTGCAGCGATGAAGCGAGAAGGTAGAGTAGGAGATGGATCTTTCTATTACTTTTTCCCCCAAGAAGTTACCAATCAAAACTATATGATGCTTCAAGTGTTGGAAAAATCTCGTGGTGATAAGTTTCAGGTCCAAGAAGGCAAATCAGTTGGGCGTGTTTTTATTTTTCCAATCCCTGCGAATCTATCAGTTGCTTCTAAAACAGATTACGAAAACAAAGGTCTTGGGATGCTAGGCGCAATGGGCGCAGGGCGACTTAACACCACAGGTGCATTAGATGATGTTACTAATGCACTTATGACTGGTGCAGGAGATATACTTGATGGTGTAGGACTTAATACTGGTTCTGACACGCAAACAGCAGCGGCAGTTAGTGCAGTAGGAACTGCGTCTTTTGCTGCTTCATCGATAGGAAAGAAAATGGGGATTAGTGCCTTGGGGGCTGGTGGTCTTGCTGGTGCTGCAGCAGGTGCCACAGTAGTTGAATCATTAGGACTAAAAGCAGGACTTGCGGTAAATCCACATCTTGCTGTTTTGTTTAAGGGAGTTGGATTAAGAACATTTGCATTCCAATATAAATTTGTTGCTAGAAATCAACAAGAATCTAATCAACTGCGTGACATAATAAAAAAACTAAACTATCATATGCATCCAGATTATTTTGCTGGAAACTTTGCATTTAAATATCCAGATGAGTTTAGAATAGAGTTTTCACAAAATAGAAAAGAATGGTTATTCAATATTAAAGATTGTGTAATGACAGACATGACTGTTAATTATAATGGAGAAGGTATGCCATTATTTTTTGAAGATGTTGGCGGACCAGTTTCTATTGATATTTCAATGTCGTTTCAAGAGACTAAGATATTTACAAAACGTGATTATGCTGAAGACTATGAAGTAGAAAAGGATCCTGAATCTGAAGCAGAACCGAAGTTTGACGGTAGAATTGTTCAAGATCCAGAAGAAGTGAGGCAATTAGAAACTAGAAATTCAATAACATGCATTGATTGTTGGAGGAGGATAATAAATGAGCAATTACTTTTCATATTTTCCTACAGTTCAACATGATCTAACTAATATTGGTCAGACAGTTGATCTTACTAATATCATTAGAAGATTTAAAGTAAAGAGTTCTTTACTTGCAGATACACGTGCTTATAATGAATACTCTATACAAGCAGGCGAAAGACCTGATATCGTAGCAGACAAGTTTTATGATGATCCTAGTTATGCTTGGTTGATTTTATTATTCAACGAGATTGACGATCCAATATTTGGATGGCCATTATTCAACAAAGAGTTTGATGACTTTATAGTTGGTAAATATGGCAGTATATCAAGCGCAAAAGGCACTGTTCATGAGTATCGCAAGGTGTTAACTAAAAAATCAGTTAAGTTTGATGGAACTATTATCGGAAAAAGAACAGTCACCATAGATTTAACTACATATAACACATTGAGTGAATCTGTAAGAGAGTCGATATCAAAGTATGATTACGAAGAAGAACTAAATGATGAGAAATCAGAAATAAAAATATTAAAACCAAGATATGTGTCAGAAGTGCGAAAACAAGTACAAGGTATTTTAAAAGATGGCATCTGATGGATACAGGCACGCTGGTGATGTTGAGGTAGAATCTGTAACACTGATACTTTCCAATCAACAGGTTATTGATATATCAGAACTTGTTGCCGAAACTAACATATACCAAGACTTATTTAATCACTACATCGAAGCAGATTTTGTGATGAATGATTCTTTCAATCTTTTTGCTCAGGGATGTTCTGGCACAGAGATAGTAGAAATATCATTTAGAAATAAAGTTGGCCCAGAGGCATCACCACAACCAGAATTTATTCGTCATATTTTCTTTGTGTATGAAATTACAGATAAACAAAGACTATCTGAATTCAAAGAAGCATACATTATGAATTGTATTAGTTTCGAAAGATATCAAACAATTCCAGAAAAGATTAGTCGATCATATGGACCATCATCTATCAAAGATATGGTGCAGAAAATAAATTCAGAATTTATTTATAATGATTCTGCTAAAGATTTTTATAGAGAAATTTCTAAAATAACAAATTATACTAAAACGAAAGAAGGTATATTTGACGAAACAAGTGGTCAGTTTCAGTATGTTATACCAAATTTAACGGTAGACGATGCAATAGATTTTTTGTCTAGTGAATCAGACTCTAGTGATCATATTCCATTTTATACTTTTTATGAAGACGCAAATGGATTTAACTTTAGAAATATTTCTAATTTAATATCACAACCTATCGCTGCAACTTATCATCATTTGCCCACAAAAATTGATGCGGCAGCAAGAGATGAAATTAACAATAGTCAGAATGACTCTTTGCAAAACTTCGATGACACATTTAAAATTATATCGTATAATGTAGTCAAGCAAAATAATATTTTACAAAATACAAATTATGGAATGTATAAAAGTAAATCGGTAGATATTGACCTTCATCGAAGAAAAACAACTGTTTCAACATTTGACTATGATAAGTACTCTGACAAGTTTAAGTTTATTCAAAATAAAATTTTAGGTAGTTCAGATGGATCACCAGTATTATCTTTAAGAACTAGTAGAAAAGGTCATGAATCTGACAAATTATTGTCTGTAGAAAATCACCTACCAAAAAGAACGGATCAAACTAAACCGATTACTGATAGTTACAAAAGATCTGTATTTAATGTTGTAATGGAAGTGGTAGTTCCTGGAAGTGACACTATAATTGTTGGTCAAATGATCGAACTAATGTTTTATCGCACAATTGGTGATGAAGTAAGTTTAAATGAGTACGATAAGTATCTTAGTGGAAAATATTTAATTACCAAAGTTCGCCAAAAACTTACTGGGGCGAAAACAGGTGTTGATTATGTAACTGTAATAGAATGTACCAGAGATGGTATAAAAGAAGACTAAAGGAGAAAGAAATGCCATTACCAGATTCAAAAAGAGCAAAACAAATGCTTGCAGAAATCGTAACTAACGAAGCACCAAAACCAAAGCGAACACGCAGAACTGCTACGGTAACAGAATCTACTATTAAACCTGCATTTTTGCAAGAGGTTGTAGAACCAGAAAATCAAATCCCAGAGGACGACGCTGAGTAAATATGCGCGAGTTTATTGGTAGAAAAGGTTTCACGTGGTTTGTTGGAGTTATAGAGGACAGAAATGATCCTGTAAAACTTGGACGACTGCGTGTACGATGCTTTGGTTGGCATACAGAAGATAAGGGACAGATTCCAACGGATAAACTTCCTTGGGCGATGCCGATGAATAGCATTAACTCAGCACAAACTAATAACATTGGAATATCACCGACAGGATTAGTTGAGGGTGCTTGGGTTATAGGATTCTTTTTAGATGGTGATCGTGCGCAAGAACCTGTTGTTATGGGAACACTTGCTACTATCCCTTCCGAGTTAGCAAATACTCAGGAAGGATTCTACGATCCTAACGGAAAGTATCCGCAGGTGGTCGACGAACCTGACGTAAACCGTCTATCAAGAAACGACAGCGATAAACCTCATGCCGTACTTGCCAGTAAAGAAAGCGGAAGAACAACAAATGTTACAACTGCTACTGGTGGAACTTGGAGTGAACCTGCTTCAGCATACAAGGCAACGTATCCTTACAATCATGTAAAGGAAACTGAATCAGGGCACATTAAAGAGTTTGATGATACTTCAGGCAGTGAACGCATACACGAGTATCACAAAAGTGGTACATTCTATGAGGTACAACCTGATGGAACCAAAGTAACACGTGTAGTTGGAGAAAACTATATGATTGTTGCTAAAGGCAACGATGTAAACATAAAGGGTAACTGCAATCTAACGATTGATCAGAACTGCACTACTTACATCAAAGGCAATTGGGATATAAAGGTAGACGGAAATAAAACAGAAACTGTTCAAGGAACGGTGACTGAAACTTTTGCAAAGACTCAACAAACTACTGCTGGTGGTGATATTACCATTGTCGGTGGACCAAATATTAATCTAAACCCATAAACGATTATGCCAGCAATTACAAGAGTTGGATTAGATACTCATATAGGACATGCAAGTCCTACTCCTAATCCATTCCACAAAACATCATATGCAACTGGTTCACCTAATGTATTCGTAAATGGTGCTGCTGCAGTTCGTATTGGTGATCTAACTTCTTGTGGCGATCCAGCGGTGGGTGGTAGTTCTACAGTCATTATAAATGGTATTGGTGTACATAGACTAGGTGATGCGACAGGTGGTCACCAAAGTTGGGTTCCGAATGCATCTGCTTCAGGATCACCTAATACTTTTGCTGGTGGGTAGTATAAATAGACTAAACAAACTGTTCTCTCTTTAAAGGGGACATCCTTATTATAACGCGAAGGCGAATTGAAGTCAAGGATTTTTTATGAATATTCATGATTCTATAGTAAATTTATTTGAAACGTACACTTTTGAAAGTGAGAAGTTTGCTAGTGGTAACAAATCAGCAGGAACACGTGCTCGAAAGGCACTTGCTGAGATAGCAAAACTTTGTAAAGAACGTAGAGCAGAAATACAAAATTTAAAAAACGGATAGATAAATGGCAGAACCAAAGGCAGCTTTCTTCAGCGATATTGCACTGGGATTCAACGCACATCCAGTTACTGGAAATCTGCAACGCAAAACCGATGATGAAGCAATCAAACAATCAGTAAAGTCTTTGGTTTTGACAGATTTTTTTGAAAGACCATTTAAACCTAATATTGGTTGCTCAATAAGATACCTGTTGTTTGAGTTATTTACACCTGCAACTAAACAAATGATGGAAAATGCGATTGGCGAGGTTATAAGGAACTACGAACCACGTGTGTTGTTGCAAACAGTAAATGTGAAAGAAGATCAAGATCGTAATCGTTTACAGGCGACCATTATCTTCCGAATTAAAAACCGACCAAACGAACCGATTAATTTAAGCATTATTCTAGAAAGAGTAAGATAATGGCTACCAGCGCAAATACATATCTTAAGGTAACTGAAGTAGATTTTGATGATATCAGAACAAATCTTAAAAGTTACCTAAGTACACAAGATCAATTTCAAGACTATAACTTTGAGGGTTCAGCATTAGCAACTCTCTTAGATGTTCTTGCATACAATACTCATTACAATGCATTCTATTTGAATATGCTTGCGAATGAGATGTTCTTAGATACTGCTCAACAAAGAGACTCAGTTGTATCGCGTGCTAAAGAACTTGGGTATCTGCCTTCATCTGCGATTGGTGCTCAGGCGAATGTCAGTCTTACATTTACAGGTATAGCAAATACAAATGCGCAGTTTACAATTCCACGTAATGCTACCTTTACCACTACGGTAGATGATGTTTCATATACCTATGTTGTTCCTACAGCAAAGACTGTTGTAAATGTAAGTAATACATTCAGCACTTCACTAATTATCAAAGAAGGCACACCGCTCACTCACAGGTTCACTGTAAGCGCATCGAACCCAGAGCGATACATTATACCGAATGTTAATGTTGATACATCAAGCATTAAAGTCACAGTGCAAGAGTCTGCATCAGATACGACCACTACGGAATTCTTACGAGCAACCAATACCAAACAGATAACAGGCACTTCGGCAGTTTACTTCTTAGAGGAATCTGCAGATAAAAAATATGAGGTGGTATTTAGTCCAGGAACTTTAGGCAAACCTGTAAAGAATGGTAATATAGTTATCATTGAATATTTGGTTTGTAACGCTAAAGACACAAATGGAGCAAAAACATTTACGGTTGACAATTTAAATCTTGGTGTGTCATACACTTCAGTTGCTGTCACAACCAACAAAGCATCATCTGGTGGCAACACTCAAGAGGCTATAGAATCAATTAAATTTAATGCGCCACGAAACTTCCAAACACAAAACCGTGCTATCGTTAAGAACGATTACGAAAGAATCATTACTACTGAAAATGCAGATATACAATCCGTGATTGCTTTTGGTGGCGAGGATGCTGATCCTGCAGTATACGGAAAAGTGTATATTGCATTGAAACCTGTTGGTGCGTTACAAACTACTAACAATAAGAAGGCGCAAATAAAGACATCTATATCAGACCGAACGCCATTAGGTGTTGACCCTGTGATGATTGATCCAGAGTACACCTATATTATACCAACTGTGAAGGTGTTTTACAACAGAACTTTAAGTACAGCAACAACATCAGAAGTTCAAAGTGCAGCATTAACTGCTATTACAGACTTCTCTACAAATAATTTAGAGCAGTTTGATAAACGATTTAGATTCTCGCGGTTTGTTCGTGTTTTAGATAATTTGACTGTTGCAGAAGTATTAAATACCGATGCTTCGGTTCAGATGCAAAAACGCATATCACCATCATTAAATATATCGCAAAGTATTGATATACTATTTAATAATCCTATTAGAACATCTACACTATCTTCTACTCAGTTTGTATTTGAAACATTTAATTGTTTCTTGGATGACGATGGATTAGGTACGGTGAGAGTTTATCGGTTTGATGACACGAACGCGAAGGTTATACAAAACTCTAATATTGGAACAATAAACTACACAACTGGTAAGATTACATTGTCTAACTTCAAAGTAAGTAGCATCGTTGGAGCGCAACTAAAGATAAACGCTACACCAGATACTTTAGATGTTACACCACTTAGGGAACAGATACTAATCATGCAATCTGTTGATGCAGTTGTAACAGCAATCAGCGAGTTTGAATAATGGCAGTCAATGACAAAATATCGAAACTGGTAGCATCTCAGTTTCCATCATTCTATAAAGAAGATGGCGCAAACTTTCTTCAGTTCATAGAAGCATATTATGCTTGGATGGAAACTACAGGTCAGATGACCGATGGGATTCGTAATTTAGAATCATATCGTGATATAAGCACCACAACAAACGACTTCATTGATTACTTCACCAAAACATTTTTACCCTCTGTTCCGACAAGCATACTAGCGGACAAAAAACTTGCAGTCAAAAATGTAAAGTTTTTTAATGAGTCACGAGGAACATTCGAAGCATATAAGTTAATGTTCCGTGCAGTGTTTGGTGAGGATATTGATCTCAATCTACCTGCTGATCAGATATTGATTGTTTCTGATGGTGATTGGGTTATAGATCGTTATGTCACAGCTCAATATGATGACGCAAACTATTCTTTAATTGGTCAAGAAATAGTTGGTGTAGAATCAGGCGCAACTGCTCTAGTAGAAGATATTATTCGCAGAAGAATTAATGGCAAAGATATTATGCAGATTCTTTTGTCTAATATCATTGGCACATTTGGTAATTTGGAGAACATTAGACTTTCCACTGACACCAACTCAAATGGACAAACTCCAGTTATTAATGCTGGCATCAGTACGATTACAATATCTACAGGTGGTGCGAGATATCAAGCAGGAGATGTGGTTGATTTAGTTTCTAACAAAACAGGTCTATTTGGTAAAGTTATTGTAACAAATGTTGAGCAACTAAATGGTGCGTTGACATTTACCATTACCGAAGGTGGTTCTGGTTATAGAACAACTACGTCATCACCTGGAAGTGAGGTTACTATTACAGGTGGTCTTGGAACTGATGCAACATTTTCTGTTAATTCAACAGACCTGACAAACTCTTTCGCGTTATTCATTAACAGCAATAAAATAAACAACTTCACGCAGTTTTCTACTCTTGCGCCACGTATAACGAATACCGACAGCAAACCAAGACGTATGAGTCGGTTTGCTAATACCATTATTGCTGCACCTCGATATGGATTCCCAGAAGTAACAGTTGATGGAATCCCAAGTGGATCAGACTATCACGAATATGCTAACTCTGTATTGCGTGTTGCCAATACAAAGGCAATAGCTGTTGGTGCTTCCTTATTTGGAAATAGTTCATTAGCAAATGCAACGGTTCAGTCTATTATCAGTGGTACTGCTGGCAACGCATATCTAAAAGTTACTGGATACAAAAAGTTTACCGCACTTGAAGGTTTGAATATGAATTTCAATTCAGGTG